ACCATTATGAACGGTACCTTCTGAACTAATTGCTACAATTACGTAGTCTGGAATCTTAGATGCCCCTTGCTCGATAGCTCCGAATACGTCTTCACGAATATCGCCAGAGAGCCATTCGTCGATTGTCGTAATCTTGTTACGAAGACCTTGTAGTTTATCTACAGTCATTGGACGAATTTCAACCATTGAGCCAGTTAAGAAGTTCTCTATCCCTTTTTTGGTTGAAGCTAACTTAACACGGTTAGCTCTGGACCCAGTGGTGTTCTGTAGTGAACCTTCTGTCAAGAATTTGAACAGAGGTCCTTTCGCTCTAGTAATAGCTGTACGAATCGGAGATAATACCTCCTCAGCTTGACGCATTGTAGGAGCTGTCGCTACTTGTAATGTGGTAGATGTGTCGACGTTTAAGTGATAGCTCTGTACAAATGAGGCATACATTGATTTTGCCCCACCACGAGCTAGAATAATAAACTGACGGTTGATTAATCTTCTCTTGAAAGATTTGGTGACATACTTACCACCGTGCCCATCAGGATTTGGTTCGTATACACTTCGTTCTTCGAAATAATACCAACCGTAAAGTTGTTCCGCCCAAAGTTTGAACGAATCCAGTAGGGTCAAATCACGACCGTCGGTTAAGGTCGACTCGTTTTCGCAATACTTAATAAAACCCTCGACTGCTTCGTCATCGTAATAAATACCGGGGTTCGCTATGTTAGCATCGATACGGTTCATCTCTAACGAAATAAATTCGTTAACGGCGATATCGCCACGCATAACCGCCTCTCTAAACTGCCCGTAATACTTTGGAACAGCAGTGTTTGATAATACCATGTATTGTTACCACCTTTTTAAAATTAGTTTAATAACTTTTGAGTATAAGCTTTACGAGCGGCTTTAACAGTTCTAGAATATCCGTTACCGCCGGCACGACCACTAGTTGCGTAAGCAGCTGCTGCGGAAGCTACAAACGAGAATGCTGCTGGAACAACATACTTATTAAGTACTCTACCTAATTGTTGACTACCAACATTCTTAAGGGTATTGGTAACCCAGTTGCTACCCTTCTTCTTCTGTTTAGAAGTAAGCTCTTTGTAAGTCTTCTCAGCTTGTAGTCGCTCATTAATTTGTTTGAGCTTCTTAGTGCTCATAGATTTGTAAGACTCTTTAGTGTGAGCCTCCAAATAGTCATGATGTTTACCCCCTGGTGACGAAACGACAGATTTGCCTTTACGACGTCCCCATTTCATTCCAAGGATACCATAGTGCTTTAATTCATTACTGTTCATTTAATGTCGTCACCTCCTTAATTTGTTGGCCAAGGGTCATTTGTAACGTAAGAGATTGTTGAGACCCTAATATCACCAATATCTCTGTCTGTAGGAACAGGGTCTGCGAATTGGAAGCGTAGCATATTACCATCACCTAATCCACCTAAATACCAAGTTCCGTATTGGACACCTTTATCGTTATAGATGGGACCGATTAATGAACCCTCTGAACGATAACCTACCGGAATACCTTGTAACCCAAGAATAAACACGTTTCGTTCTCTATCAGATGGTTGAATAGAATATCCTGGTCCATTACGACGAACAATACCAAACCAACCCCATGAGAGTCCACCGAATTGATATGAAATTTGGTTGTTCAGGCGTCGCACTTTTAGATACGACCCACCGAGTTTAGATACAATGTTTAGGGTTTTCCACCCAGTATCACCATATAAAATAGCCCAACCGATTTTACCAGAAGGGGTAGTTTTAATCCATTTCACGGCACCATTAGTCCTATTCATGTCGACGTAGGTTTGACCTAGTGTACCGTCAACTTTACCTTCGGGCATACCGGCGCCACTTAACTCACTAGATGAAGTTGTTGGGGTAGCTGGTCCATTTTGAACTGAAGCTGGGAGAGTAACTGTTCCACCACCGTTAGATAGTGATAGAGTGTTACCGGAAATTGATAGCACTTGTGCTACACCAACTCCTGGGTCCCCTTTATCGCCTTTCGGTCCTGGAGGTCCCATTGGTCCTTGTGGACCTGTTATTCCGTCTAAACCATCAGCACCTGGTCGTCCATCTTCTCCTTTTGGTCCTGGAGGCCCTTGTTGACCATCTTCACCTTTTGGTCCGATTGGTCCTGGTGGTCCTTGAATACCTTGTGGCCCCATTGGTCCGGTTTGACCGTCTCGTCCATCAGCACCTTTTGGTCCTGGAGGCCCTTGTTGACCGTCTTCACCTTTTGGTCCAGGCTGTCCGTCAAGTCCTCTTTCACCAGCATCGCCTTTAGGTCCTGGAGGTCCCATTGGTCCGGCTGGTCCTTGTTGTCCGTCAGCACCGCGGTCACCTTGATCACCTTTCGGTCCGGGATGACCCATTAGTCCTGGCAATCCGTCAGCTCCTCGTTCCCCATCAGAACCTTTTGGTCCTGGAGGTCCTTGAATACCGTCTCGTCCGTCAGCGCCTTTAGGTCCTGGAGGTCCCATTGGCCCTTGTGGTCCGGGAGGCCCTGGAGGTCCTTGTTCACCCTGAGGTCCCGGAGGTCCTGGCGGTAATTCTTTCTTAGAGGAAGGTAATCCTTCACCTTTGTTATGAACGTCGTCTTCGGAATTAATACGCCACTCGAGTTCCTTGATTTGGTTGTCGTAGGCTTCTTTAACTCCACCAGTTGGTGGGTCGAATATCATCCTAACTTTCAAGTATACATAACTTCTAATGTGAGGGATGACGTCAGGATTGCCCCCAATATCATCCCAAGTAGAAGTCGAATCTGATACGTAGAAATCGGATGGAATCTTAGCACCGAGTTGTTTCAGTGTGGAGAATGCTGAGTTGATGTACGTTAGAACGTCGTGGTCAAAGTAGTCACTCTCCAACGGAATACTTAATAGTTTCTTGGTTGAGTCTAGAATGCTATTTGTATTTTGATTTACCATCCTTAATCACATCCTAGTAGAAAGTTCCGTAAGGTTCTACGTTTGCATTACCGCTAGAGTTAGCAACTCCGGCAGCTACGTAGCGACGCTCACCTGATTGTCCAATGTATGATACCCAGATGTACCCTTCAGCAGAATATACTGAGTCATAGCGGAATTCTTCTCCTTCATCATACACCGCAACTACTTCAGCTGATGTCGATGGAGCTGTACGTACGTTTACAGCAGATACTGTAACAGCCATAGTTCCATCTTCGTCTTTAAGTTTACCTTCAGCAGGTGCTGACGCTGGTTCTTGCACTTGTGTATTTTGAGTAGATTCTTCGTAATTTGGATAGAACCATCCAATGACTTTACCCCAAGACTCTTGGAAGTTACGAGTGCTGTAACGAGCTGGTCCACCGTTTTCTAAGTAGTCAGCGTTACCGTCAACGTTTTGTTCAATAGTCTTCAGAGTGTACCCGTCTGAATCTTGGTATACATAACCAGTGTGACCGTAAGGGTGTGCATAAGTTTCCATTACGAAAAATGCTCCTGCTTGTGGCGCAAGTCCTGGAGCGTCATACACTACGTTTAATCCAGCGTTTGCAGCTGCGTCTAATAGGTCGATAGCATTACCGCCTAGTTCAACACCGAAGTGTTTGTATAGTAAGTAGTTGATTAAGTCTACGCATTGAGAACCGAAGTAACCGTCGTGGTCAGCTCCGATGCCGTTGTCCGCTAAGTACTCAGCACTTGCATTCATTTCATAAACTGTTGCCATTTACATTCCTCCTTGTTGTTTCCATGGACATGTGTCCCATGGTTTGCGCTCAACGAACGCTGGTTTTAGAATACTCTCATCTCCGTAGTGAATCCCATTGTGGGTTCTCAGACTTACAGAAATGAGGTAGTCTGGGTTCAATAAAAATTCTGTCTGGTTGACTATGTCATCAATCGTGATTGGGTTCATGTGGTGTACGATTATAGTTCCGGGAATCCGGTAATCGTCGAACTCTACACCCAAGTCGAATCCGTTGTCACGAACGATAACGTAGTCTCTGACTTCAAGCCAGTTGGCAGATTTATAGAACTCTTGGTTTAAGTACCGATTTCCTCCGAATGTGGAGTGAGCTACGACACCGTTAAGCTTGAGGTATCGGAAACGCTCTTCGAAAGTCGGTAGTTTGATGAGCTCGGAATATCGTCTAATAGTCACTAGTGACCACCTCCACCGTATTCACGCATAGCATCCAGCGCGCTAGCATAAAGCTCTTCAACTTTCTTAGCAGATTTAAGAGACTCTGTTTTAGCTGTAATGAGCTCTTTCTGCTTCATAAGAATTTCTTTCTCTATCCGTTCTTTAGTCGAAGCTAGTTTCAAGTAGTGAGTAATAACCTGCGAGGACGCTGAACCATCCCTGAGTTGTTGTTCCGCAAGGTCGACTGCTAGAGCAATCATCTGGTTCTCTCTCGCTTCAGGAGTCAATGCTGGTCTTGACTTCCTTTCAGTAAGTTTCGAATTGGTCTTAGCCATCATTAGTCCTCCTTTCTGTTACTATTGATAGACTTTGAATATAGTTTCGTAAAGTGCTCATTAGGGCTACACTAGAGGGATGCCAAAAATGCGAAAGGAGATTTGGTTTCTTACAAATCTAGGAGACTAATAAAGGTGGATTATGTTGCTTTGGGAGCTAATTAGATTAAAAAAACATACCAACCAGTGTAGCCTTAATGAACACTTTACAGAAAACCTGTAAAATATTACCGAGCGGGACCCATGGGAAAGTGGATTGTCTCCCAAAAAAGTCCCCCCGGAGAAATTTTTAGT